TGCCAGTTGATTTCTTTAGCGGATTATATATGGTAATTAGTGTTAAGAACGAATTTGCCGCAGGACAGTTTAAACAAGTACTTGAACTTGTGAAAAGACCGCAAATGTCTGAGAAAGCAACAGCAGACAGCGGTGAAAAAGGAACACAAGAAATTAAAACAGATAACGCACAAGGTACTGATAAGCGTAAAGAAGAAGAAATTCAAGATGCCACAGACAGAACAACAAATAATGATCAAAGGGTGTTTACTTAATGGCTAACGAAAAACGTACAGCAGGCCAAGAAGCCAAATTAGACTCCGGTCCATATATTGGAAGAGTTGTAGGACATCTTGATCCTAACTATATGGGAGCTCTTGAAGTACAACTACTCAAAGGCCAAGTAGCAAACAACGATGATGTTGGCGGCCAAACATTCAAAGTACACTATGCAAGTCCATTTTACGGACAAACTCCTGTTAACGGTATTAGTGCTAACCAAGGCTTTGCATACACACAACAAGCATACGGTATGTGGATGACACCACCAGATGTTGGAAGTAGAGTTCTTGTAACATTTGTTGAAGGCGCGGCCAACATGGGTTACTGGATTGGGTGTATACCTGACAACTATATTAACCTTAATGTACCAGACAAAATTGCAACAAGTTTCTTTTCAGGCAAAGCCGAAGGAGACGGTGCAAAATCAGCAATAGCAAAAACAAGCAAAGTTGTAGTTGGTGAAATTAATAAAAAGAATCTTGTAGACAATAAGGGTAACGATCCTACAAAATTTAAAAAGTCTATTAACGAAGAATGGATGGACTTATTGTTTGCTCAAGGACTTGAAGCAGACGGCACAAGAGGTTTAACAACAAGTAGTGCAAGAAGAGAATTACCAAGTATGGTGTTTGGTATAAACACACCAGGACCATATGACAAGAGACCTGGAGCACCAAAAGCAGGATACGGTCCTGGAGGACAGGCGGCATCAATTCCTTTTAACAGACTTGGCGGAACAAGTTTTGTAATGGATGACGGTGATGACAAAATTTTACGTAAAGGTCCCGCAGGTACAACTAAAAAGGAATTTGTCAATCACGAAAAGGGTGAAAAGGGCGGAGACTACACAGTACCACACAACGAACTTGTGCGTATTAGAACACGTACAGGACATCAAATATTATTACATCAAACAGAAGATCTAATACGCATAGATCATGGCAGTGGTAACAGTTGGATTGAATTAACTTCTAATGGTAAAATTGATGTGTATGCAAAAGACAGTATTAGTATGCACACTGAAAATGATTTAAACATTACAGCAGATAGAGACATTAATCTAAATGCAGGACGTAACTTTAATGTGTTGTCAAAAGATGATATCCAGATCGAAACAAACACAGATATGATAACGTATGTTGCAGGAAACAATCAAGTTACAACATTGTTAGATTACGATCTAAACACAATAGGAGCAAACAAACTTACAGCAGGCGGACCTACTGATATACTCAGCGGAGGTAACCATACAGAAACCGCTCCGAATATCCATATGAATGGACCGCAGGCCGCTACCGCTACCGCGGCTACGCCGTTAACCACACACGTTGTTCCCGGAGGACCTTTCACAACACCTACAGACACTGCATTAACATCGTTGCACAAGCGTTTGCCACAACACGAGCCTTGGCCACATCATGAAAATGTTGATCCGTTTGCGTATAAACCTCTAAGAACAAACAGACTTAATGAAGCAACTATACCTGAAAGTTTTGATTATGACAACACTCCAGACACCTTTAAGAAGGGTGTATAAATACTAATATGAGTAGTTTAGAGAAAAATACAGTAAGAAATGTTAGAGTAAAATCTAATGTTAAGGAACAGCCACCTGTAAAAGGTAGAGCATATAAAGGCCTTAGCACAGTCAATCCAGACAACAAATCTTATGCACTATACGACATTGGATTAATTAAACAAGATTTACTTAATCACTTCCATATTAGACAGGGTGAAAAACTTGAAAATCCTGAGTTTGGAACAATTATATGGGACGTATTGTTTGAACCTTTAACAGATTCATTAAAAGAAGCAATTATAACCAATGTAACAGACATAATCAACAGTGACCCGAGAATAAATGCAACTGGAATTGTTGTTGATCAATACGAGAGCGGTATTCAAATTGAGTGCAAACTTCAATACTTACCGTACAACATATCTGAACAAATGAAATTTAGTTTTGACAAAGATGCAGGCTTTGCGTCTTAAGGAATTAAGTACTCGGATATCTCGTTTAAATAAATACATTGTAAGAGGAAAATAGATGTCAACAACGGATAGACAAAATAGATTATTACTTGCTGAAGATTGGAAGCGAGTATATCAAACATTTAAAACTGCGGACTTCAAATCGTATGATTTTGATAGTTTACGTAGAACTATGATCGCATATTTGCGTGAAAACTATCCAGAAGATTTTAATGACTACATTGAAAGTTCAGAATACCTTGCACTAATTGATCTTATTGCATATCTTGGACAAAACATGGCATTCCGTGTTGACCTAAATGCACGTGAAAACTTCCTTGAATTAGCAGAACGTAGAGAAAGCGTATTACGTTTAGCACGTTTACTTTCTTATAATCCAAAGCGTAATCAATCAGCAAACGGATTAATGAAATTTGAAAGTGTACAAACAACAGAAGCAATCAGTGACACTAATGGTGTTAACTTATCAGGACAATCTATACAATGGAACGATCCATCAAATCCTGATTGGTCAGAACAGTTTAGAAAAATTTTAAATGCGGCATTACCAGAAAACAGCATTGTAGGTAAGCCAGTAAAGAAAGAAACTATTGCAGGTATTACAACTGAGCAATATCGTTTCAATGCATCAAACACAAACTTACCTGTTTACAGTTTTAATAAAAACGTAGGCGAAAAGAATATTGTATTTGAAGTAACAAGTGCATCTATTGATGCTAACAAGATTTTTGAAGAAGATCCGTTACCAGGCAACAGTTTAGCATTTTTATATAGAGAAGATGGCAAGGGTGCTGGCAGTTCAAACTCAGGATATTTTGTACACTTTAGACAAGGTGTATTAGACACAGGTAATTTTTCAATTGAAAATCCAACTACCAACCAAGCAGTTGCAATTGACACAACAAACATTAACAATTCAGATGTTTGGCTTTATCAATTAGACAGTAACGGAAACGAAACAAAATTATGGACTAAGGTTGAAGCAACTGAAGGTAACAATGTAATTTATAATAGTATTAATAAACAGAACAGAAGTTTGTATGCTGTGCAATCACGTATTGATGACAGAATTAGTTTATTATTTGCAGACGGAACATTTGGTGATTTGCCTAAAGGACAATTTAGATGTTACTTTAGAAAAGGACTTGGTAGCAAGTTTGCAATCCAACCTGAAGAATTAACCAACGTAACTATTAGTGTACCATATACAAGTCGTGCAGGTACACCTGAAACATTTACACTTGTATGTTCATTAAAATACACAGTTGATAATGCAAGTGGACCAGAAACTTCAAAAAGCATCAAAGAAAATGCTCCAAGTACATACTATACACAAAATAGAATGATTACTGGTGAGGACTATAATGTTGCACCAAGAGCAGTTAGTCAAGAAGTAGTTAAAGTAAAAAGTATCAATAGAACAAGTTCGGGTATTTCAAGATACTTTGATTTAATTGATTCAACAGGAAAGTATTCAAGTACAAATATATTTGGTAACGATGGCGTTATCTATAAAGAGGTGTTTGATAAAAAAATTAGTTTTTCTTTTAATACAAAAACAGATGTAGAAGGAAATATTCAAAACGTAATTACACCGTTACTTTCAAACACTGTAATTAAAAACTTTTTCTTAAATCAGTTTCCTAAAATATCAACAACAGACTTACAAGCAGACTGGACACAGGTTGCAAAACAAACTAATAACTCCAGCGGTTATATTTCAGACTCATTAGATATTAAATTAACAGTAGGAACATTTACTGGTAGTACATTAAAGTTTGTAGAGCCAGGCGCAATGGTTAAATTTATTGCTCCAGAAGGCAAACACTTTATGAAAGACAACAGTCATGAATTAATGGCTGGCGATGCAGACCATCCAGGCGCAACAACATACATTTGGACAAAGGTTGTTAGAGTAAACGATAAAGGAACTGAAAACTACGATGACGGTCAAGGACCGATTATCTTTAACGATGTTATTCCAACCGGTGCAGTATTAGATGAAGTTAAACCTAAGTTTGCAACAAACTTAACAACTGATGTTACAACACAAATTATTGATCAAATATTTTCATATAAAACATTTGGAGTACGTTACAGTACTTCAGATAGAGAATGGCGTGTAATTCTTAATAATAATTTAAGTATCGGTAATGCGTTTAATATGGGTAAGACCGGTGACACATCAGGACAAAACTTAGATTCAAGTTGGTTAATGTTATTTGAAACAGATGGTGAAAAATACAATATAACTTACAGAGGTGTTAGATACATTTTTGAAAGTAATAAAGAAGTTAAGTTTTACTTTGATGAAACAGACAGAATTTACGACAGTAGAACAGGACAAGTTATTAGAGATAAAATTAACTTAATGTCTATTAACAAGAAACCAGATTCAGTATCACCTGCAACTATTGATTATCCTTGGCAAGTTACTAAAGAGTTTAGAGATGAAGAAGGATATATTAATAGTAAAAAAGTAGAAGTAGGATTTTTTGACAGTGACGGTGATGGCGTAGTTGATAATCCAGCGTTGTTTGATGACTTTGTTGCACAGGATACTAATCCGTTAACAAAATGGATTTTTCTAAAAGAAAAGATTTCAAATAATCAATCTACAAATTATGATTATGTAGATGCCGCAGTAGAAAATATTAGAACGTTTGCATCAGAAACAGCAACAGGCGCATTGTCACAATACGATGACGGTACAATATTTTACTTTGTAGACAACAATGTTTTTAAAGTATACAGCAAAACAAATGCAAACCTAACATTACAAACAGGATATAAAGCATATCAAGGTAGAGATAAACTTGTATTCCAATACGTACACAGTGCTGATGAGAATAATAGATTAGACCCAAGTAGTTCTAATATTATTGACACATACTTGTTAACAAAAACATATGATAGATCATTTAGACAGTACTTGGCAAATACTATAACTACTAAACCTTTACCACCGAGTTCAGATGAATTATTTCAGAACTTTGGAGCAGAAATTAATAAGATTAAATCAATCAGTGATGAAGTAATTTATCACCCAGTTAACTATAAAATATTGTTTGGTAACAAAGCAGATTCAGATTTACAAGCAACATTTAAAGTTGTTAAAAATCCAGAAGTAATAACTAATGACAATGATATTAAGTTAAGAATTGTACAAGCAATTAATGAATTTTTTGCTTTAGAATTCTGGGACTTTGGAGACAAGTTTAGTTTCACAGAACTATCCACATATATTGTTAATGTATTAGCACCAGACATTACAACACTTGTGTTAGTACCTAATCAAACAGAGAAAGCATTTGGAAGTCTATACGAAGTGTCAACAGAGAACGATGAAATTTTCATTAGTGGAGCAACTGTTGATAATGTTGCAATAATCGATAGCCTTACAGCATCAAGATTACAAACAACAGGTACTATAGTAAGTACAGCCACAACAGAGAATGCAGGGATTACATCAAGTGCAAATACAGGTACAACTACAAATACAAGTACAAGTACAACAAGTTCGAGTTCATCGAGTTCAAGTTCTTCAAGCAGTTCATCAAGTTCAAGTAGCGGAGGTTACTAATGGCTTACGATAATGACCAGAATGATATTCCAATTGGTCCAAACGACGATGGCGAAAATCGAACAAGCCTAAGCCACTTACCTAAGTATTTTAGAACACCAGCAAATAAAAAGTTTTTAACAAGTACACTGGATCAGTTTATGAATCCAGGAGAAGTTGAAAAACTTAATTCTTACTATGGCCGTAGAGACGCAAAAGCAGTTCAGTCAGCAGACAACTATGTTAATGACGTTTCAGACCAAAGACAAAATTATCAATTAGAACCAGCAGTTGTTTTAAAAGACAATGTTGACAATGTTGACTTTTACAAAGACTATAATGATTACATAAACCAACTAAGAGCGTTTGGTAATAGAAATCCTGATCATAGTAAAATTAACGCACAAGAATATTATGCGTGGCAACCACATGTTGATTGGGATAAGTTTACAAACTTTAGAGAATACTATTGGCTTCCAGCAGGACCACAAGTATTACCTATCTTTGGACAGAACAAAGAAATTGTATCTACTTTTAAAGTATCCGTGGAGGAAAATGATGACAACGTAGCGTATAAATTTACCCCAACAGGTTTAACACAAAACCCTA